GAAACTGCTGGCTCCGCTAATGCTGGACGGCAATGATTATCGGGATGGCCGCCATATCCAGGCCATCGCCGCTTCGCTGGCTGACGTCCACGAAGGCTCTATTGCGCGCCTTATGATGGCGCTGCCGCCCGGCTCCATGAAGTCGGTGCTCCTCATGCTGTTCGTGGCGTGGAGCTTCGGGCGCAAGCCTACGTGGCGTATCATGTGGATTTCGCACACTACGGACAAGGCCGTCGAGTGTTCCGGCCGTATCCGCGATATGCTGCGAAGCCCTGAATATCTGGAAGTATTCCCAGGCACGCGCCTCCGCGACGACATGTCAGGCGTCACGGGCTGGAAGCTCACAACGGGCGCTTCCTTCCTGCCTGCCGGTGCCGGTAAGTCCATCGCGGGCTACCGCTTCAATCTGGGCATTCTGGACGACCCGCTGTCCGAGCAGACTGCCAAGTCTGATACCGAGCGTGAGCGTATCAACAACTGGTATGGCCCCGGCTTCCGGTCCCGTAAGCTGCCGGATTCGCGTATCGTGCTGGTCAATACGCGGTGGCATGTCAGGGACTTGTCGGGCTTCTTGCTGGACAAGGCTGCCCGCAATGCGCGCGTCGACCAGTGGGAACTGATTTCCATTCCGGCCCTTCTGGACCGACAGGCCGCTGACTATCTGATGCTGCCGGAAAGCCAGTCGTATTGGCCTGAATACATGACGATGGATGACCTCACTACGACCCGCGAGAGTTTGTCGCGGGCGGACTGGGGCGCCCTCTACATGCAGACGCCGGTCGGCGATGAAGGCAACATCTTCAACAAGGATGACTTTCAGGACTGGGATGAGGACGACCCGCCAGAATGTGACGAGATTATCCAGACTCTTGACACGGCGTTCTCTACTAAGGCTACCGCAGACTACTCGGTCATCCAGACGTGGGGCATATTCCACGTTAAGTATACCGATGATAAAGGCTACGAATATGAGGAGCCTAATGCTATTCTGTTAAATCAGGTGAAGGGCCGGTGGTCATTCCCTGAACTTCGTGCCGAAGCCAAAGAGCAATATGCGCTCTTTAAGCCGGATAGAATTGTGATTGAGAACAAGGCATCAGGTCAATCGCTCATTCAGGACTTGAAGCTCAACAAGTTGCCTATCATGCCATTCCAGCCCGACCGCGACAAGGTTGCCCGCGCTCATGCCGTCACTGGCATCATCGAGAGGCAGCGTGTTTGGATTCCGCTCAAGAGGAAGTACGGGGCTGAACTGTTGCAGGAGGCCCTTGAGTTTCCGAAGGGCGCTCATGACGACGCCGTCGATGCTATGGTGATGGCCCTTCTCTACCTTCGTAAACGCTATCAACTCACTCAGGAAACAGTTAGGCGTGAAGACCCTATCGCCCGCCGCCGTCCTTTCCGCAGCTATTGGAGTCAAGTAACCCATGTCCGATAATCCGCTTCCGCCCGATGACGACACTCCTGAGATGGAGTTCGAGTTTGCGGAGGAAACCCTGCTGACAATTCCTGAGGACGAAGTCGTCGAGGTCGACATGTCGTTCGGCGCCAACCTCGTCGAGATTCTTGACGAGCAGATCGTCTCCGATATCGGCTCTGAGCGGCAGGAAGTCCAGACCAACTTCAAGAACTCCCGCCAGCAGTGGGAAGAGAAGATCAAGAAGGGCATCCAGTGGCTGGGCCTCAACACGGACGGTGAAGGCAACACCGACGTAGAGGGCGCCTGCACGGCTGTCCATCCCCTCCTGATGGAGAACGTGGTCAAGTTCCAGGCCAAGGCCATTCAGGAGTTGTGGCCTGCCCGTGGCCCTGTCCGCACCCGCATCCTGGGCTACACCGACCCGGTCCGCGAACAAGCTGCTGCGCGCGTCCGCGCCTACATGAACTACCAGCTTGTTGATAAGGTGTCCGGCTTCTACTCGGACCTCGAACGCAATCTGTTCCGCATTGGCTTCATGGGCGTAGGCATTCGGAAGGCGGGTTGGAATGCCGCCGTTGGCGTACCGGAGCCGACGGTCGTCTATGCCGAGAACTTCTATATTGACCCGGCCGCTACGCACCTGCGTGACGCCGAAGAGTATATCGAAGTTATGGAACTGTCGTCTCGCAAGATGACCAACTTCGTGACGAGCGGGGTCTTCCTCAAGCCTGAGGACAACGATGCTGAAGACACGTTGGAGCCCAACGAGATTACGGAGGCCATCGCCAATGCCCAGGGCTTCGATCTGTCGGCAGAGCGCAAGGGCTACCTTGTGGGCGAATCCCACTGCTATCTGGACTTGGAAGGCGTCGATCCTTTTGTGCCGGAAGGCGGCTCCGCGCCTTACATCGTTCACTTCAATGTGAAGACGGGCAACGTATATTCGATCAAGCGCAACTGGCGGGAAGGCGACCCTGCCCGTGCCAAGCGGCTCTGGTATACGATTGACCACTGCATTCCGGCTTTCGGTTTCTGGTCGCTTGGCTACGTCCATCTGATTGGCGATCTGGCGGCAGCCTCCACGGTGGCGCTCCGGGCACTGGTAGATTCTGGACAGTACGCTAACTGGCAGGCGGGCTTCAAGTCCCAGGACGCCAAGTTCTCGGACTCGGACACACCTCTCGGCTTTGGCGAGTGGCGCGACGTCAATCTGGCGCCCGAGGAACTGAAGAATGCGTTCTTCCCGCTGCCCGCCAAGGAGCCCTCGCAGACCCTGTTTGCGCTGCTCAAGTTCATGGTGGACTCGGGCCAAAAATTCGCCGACGCGGCCGACGAGGTAGCTGCGAAGGGCGCTAACTACGGGCCTGTGGCTACGACGCTGGCCCTGATCGAGTCTTCGCAGCGGTTCTATTCGTCTATCCATAAGCGGCTGCACCAGTCCCAGGGCGAGTTCCTTAAGCTGCTGGGCGAACTCAACTACGAGAATCTGCCCGACGTCGTTAACTTCGTTGTCAACAACGAGAACGAATTTGTGCAGCGTTCTGACTTTGATCCGCAAATTGTCGATGTTATGCCCGCGTCGGACCCCAATGCGCTCACCGAGTCGCAGCGTGCAGCCAAGGCGCAGGTCGAGCTTGAGATGGCCGCCCGCTTCCCCCAACTGCATGATATGCGGGAGGCGCTGCGTCGCTTCTACGGGGCGATGGGCACTGAGTCTATTGACAAGTTGCTGGTCGATCCTGAGGCCCAGGCCGTTACCGCTGATCCGCTTACGGAGATTCGGGTGGCCATGTCGGGCAAGCCTATCAAGGCGCAGTTGGGCCAGAACCACGCGGCTCACATTGCGGTGAAGGAGGCTTTCATGAAGTCGCCGCAGATGCAGGGCACCAATGACCCGACTATTGCTGTCGGCGTTCAGGTTCTGATGTCCAACATCGCTGAGCACAAGGTGCTTATGTTCGTGGCGCAGGCGGCTCTCCTGGCTGAACAGATGGGCATGCCCATCCAAGATGAGAACGTGCAGGCCCAGATTGCTACCCAGCTTATGATGATTTCTGCGGCGTCGGCTCCGGGCGGCGAGCAGGGTCCGAACGTCGAGCAGCAGATGGTCCAACTTAATGCAGAGGAACTGAAGCTGTCGGCTGCCCGTATCCAGTCGCAGGATGTTAGGGAGGCTGCGAAGATCGCCCTTAAGAATCGTGAGCTAGACTTGAAGGAGACTTCGATGCTGCTCGATGCGGACAACAAGCAGAAGCAGGCCCAGATTGCGGCAACTGGGAAAATACTTGATAATTCAGCTAAATTGGCCGATCTTCAAGCTACCAAACTTGCTGAGAGGGCTAATCGAACGCCGCAATGAGATTGCTATCTGAGTATGTAGCCGAAGTGCAGGCGCGCATCGACAGGGAGAAGGACTCTCTGTCGAGAGGCGCGGCCAAGTCTTACGACGAATATACGAGGGCTTGCGGCATTATCCACGGCTTGAATACGTCCGTGGCCCTGCTGAAAGAACTCTTTGAAAAAACTCCGACAGAAGAAAGGTGACAATGATTACCGCCCGCACGCCCCTCGACGGGGCGATTACGAACGACCAGTGGGTTTCGCAGGAAGAAATTCCTGATCCTACCCCGCTGCCCAGGATTCCAGGCGTGGGGATTCTTGTCCGGCCTGTGCCCATTCGGCGCAAGACTGCTGGCGGAGTCATTCTCCCGGATTCCTTCCGAGAAGATCGCGACTACCTCAACACCGTTGGCCGAGTGATGGCGTTGGGCGAACTCGCTTTCGTCGACGAAGACATTTACCGCAAGGGTCCTTGGGTCAAGCCCGGCGACTACATCGTGTATGCGAAGTTCGCAGGCCAGAAGATTTGGTGGAAGGGCGTCAAGCTGCTGCTTGTCAAGGCTTCGTCCATCGAACTTGTCGTAGACAAGCCTGAATATCTCGACGCCAATTTCAAGGACTGACATAGATGGCCCAGGAAGGTTACAACGAACTCGATCTAGATAGCATCGGAAAGCCCTCTGCAAAGGGGGCTGCTTCCGATATCGAGATTGTCCACGAAGAACTCCCCGCTGCACCCGAAATCGAAATCGTCAACGAGTCTGTAGCGAAGGCTGCGGAGCCCGTCAAGGCTGTCGAATCCGACGACGATGACGACGATGCGGCGCCAGAGGCTCCGTCCGGCGAACGGCGGAAGATGACGCGGAGTCAGCGTCTCAAGGCTCAGCGGGACGCCTACGCCCAGCGCCTCACTGAAATGCAGCAGCGGCTGACTGAGACGGAAACCCGCGCTCGGCGCTACGAGCAGGACGCCAATGACGGCGCTGCCATCGGCTTCGAACTCTATGCTAAGAGTCTCGACGCACAGATGCAGGCGCTGCGACGGGACTTCGACACCGCGTTCGATACCGGGGACCGCGAAAAGATTTTCGAGGTTCAGCAGCGAATGGCGGAACTGGCTGCCGATAAGCGGCAGATCGAGAGGGACCGGCGCTCCATCCCTACGAAGCCGACTCAGGGACCTGGGTCGGAACCCCGGCAGCAGACCGCGCCGACACCGCCTAGGCAGCCTGCGCGCAAGCAGCCCTCTCCGGGCGCTATGGAGTGGTACGACCGGAACAAGACTTGGTTCAACAAGGACCCGGTCATGACAGCGGGCGCCCGTGTCATCGACCAGCAGATGGTGGCTGACGGGTATGCGCCGGACGACCCCGACTACTTCGAGGAACTGGACAAGCGCCTGCGCACCGAGTTCCCCTCTAAGCTGGGCGCCAAGGCGGCCCCTCGTGCCGCGACCAATCCTACCATCCAGAACAGGGGCGCGCCCTCGC